CTTTACTGGCGGTGATTATGGTCACCAGTTAAAATCAGGTTTAGGGCATCTTATGGCGAATATGGCGACAGCTGGTATGAATCAGGCAAGTTTTGATACTCGTAAAAATATAATGGGAGGAAGTCGGTTTGGTGAAGCAAAACGCAGTCTTCAAGGCGGACGCATTCATTCGCAAGTTGGCGTAGGGGGTAACCTTTTAGCAAATCAGCGAAGCTTACCGCCTGCTCTTCAATCACAACCCTATTCAGCAAACTGGGGTTTTGCGAATCAGTTACCCCCACAATACCATCAATTTAATAGGAGTTAATCAAAAAATAAAATCTTTGCCTTAATTATACAATGCTAACGGACGACCAATTGTTTCATTTAGCAAATGCTATGGACTTCAAAGTAGAAAAGATTTGCTTCAAAGATGAACTCCCAAAGCAACTAAAGTATAATACCGCATACATCATTAATTTAGAAAATAGTATGGACGAAGAAGGGAATGAGAATGAGGGTTCGCATTGGACTTGCTTACAAGTGAATAAGTATCCCACAGGATTAATTGAACCCATATTCTTTGACCCTTATGGAGCTCCACCAGCGGAAGCCATTAAAAAGTTTGTAAAGGATAACATTCATAAAGATTTACCCTATACAGATAAGGATATACAATCGCTGATGAATAATGCTTGTGGGTGGTATTGTTGTGCCTTTCTCCATTACATTAATAAGTTTGAACACCGAACAACCAATCTATATGTAGATGTCGCCCATTTTTTAGAATTATTTGAAGACTTAAATACCAGTGCGAATTACAAAAAGAATGAATATGTATTGAAGCATTTCTTTCAGTCCAAAGACCCCTCCAAGCGAAAGGAGATTGATGTCTTTACAGATACTAGCACCATTAGTGGTGAGAATGCCGATGGGACTAAAATAATGGCTGAAATGAAAATGGCGGATTGAAAAATCCAAGTTATAAGATGGATAATCCATAGTAGGAAAGTAGGAAACTGGAGCAGTCTTCTCAAAGATTTTAAAATTAGAAATGAAAGTTGTTTTCATTCCAAAAATTATTTTTCATTTCCTACCGTAGAATCTTTCAAAAGACTGCTCCAGTTTCCTACTTTCCTACGGTCATCAATTTACGATTTAGATGGTTTGATTGTATGTATTGGTTATAGGCAAGAATGGCTTCTTGTTTGGTGTTAAACAAACCTATCATTTGGTATTGATAACGCACCATACAACGACATTCATACTTACCTTTCGTTGCCCGAATAGTTGTCATTTTTATTTTCATATGAAATAATTTTATATGAAAAGTATATGTATAAGATTTCAAAAAAACAATATCAAATCGCCAAGAAATTAGGAGTTCATATATTTCCAAGTGATAAACCTAAATATAAAATAGATATTTATGATAATGAAGGACTCTACCATACTTCAATCGGCGATTTATCTTATAATGACTATTTTTCTTATCTTAAGAGCAATGGTAAGGTATTTGCTGATAATAGAAGACGACTCTACCTCATACGACACAAAAAGGAACTACTATCCATAGGAAGCAGGGGGTGGTTTAGTGCTGTTTTATTATGGGATTATAAATAGATAGTATATATGCCGATTATTGACGACCCCGTTTTATATGAAAAGGCAAAGAAAATGACTGACCTCATTTATTCAAAACCATCAGCTTATAAATCAGGTCACATCGTAAGACTCTACAAGCAAATGGGCGGGACATATACGGACGATAATAAACCAAAAAACTTGAAACGATGGTATCAAGAAAAATGGAAAGATGTAGGAGGGAAAGAGTATCCCGTCTATCGTCCCACTGTAAAGGTATCCAAAAAAACACCATTAACACCTGACGAAATAGACCCCGACCATTTAAAAGAACAAATCAAGTTAAAACAAAAAATCAGGGGTAATAAAAATCTACCCAAGTTTTAAAAATAATGTCAATATATATAATGGCTGATATTACAGTTACACAACTTATTCAGGCTTTACCAGAATTACGAATGGGCGAAATAGAATTAAGACAGTTATCTACTATTATTAATGCTTATAGAAGACAAACTAACCTTGGAAATACAAATAACGATATATTAGAAGCTATAAGAGGTTCTATTGAAGAGGAAATCTTACCAAGAAGGATTTTAAAAAAAGTGAATCAAGCACTACTAGACCATCACAGACCTGAACGCATTTCTACGGAGCATTTACGGCAAACTAGGATTGATGAACGAACTCCTGATGTAAAAAGAGGAAATGGTATAACAGATGGTATCCCAAAAGCAATCAAAACAAGGGCGAGGAAGTTAGTAAGAGCATCGGGCGAGGATTACACCGAAGAAGATGTAGAAGAAAAAGAACGGGAGCTTTATCAAAAGTATTTAGCAAATAAAGAAAAAGCAAAGAAACGAGGAGAGAAACGATTGAAAAAACAGGGAGTAAAAGAACAAGAGGCGGTAAGGATTCCAGTTTTACCTGAAGGCAGTCCAGAGATTGATTTACCTCGTTATTATGCGGTTGAAAAAGTAAAAAAGGTCAAATACAGAAAAAAGAATGGACAAGAGGTTGTCAAGGAAGAAAAACAATATAAACTGGTCAATCCATTAACCAAGCAACGAAACATTGCTCAACGAAAGGGAGTCAAACCTGTTACTTTGAAACGAAAAGATGTAGATGAGGTAACCGCTGAAAATACGGTTATCAGGACGATTCCTCTTGCCCAGTTCGTTCCCAAAGACCAACAGAAAGCCTATAATTACAATAGAAAAAGAATCAAATTAGACGACAGAGGAGTTCCTCCCGCAGACCGTCCCGATAAGTCAGCCTTTGATGTAAAAGAGCGAGGTCGTCCTGAACTCTTACCCAAGAACATTTATCATCATCAAAACAAGGGAACAAGCAAATTAAATGAAAAATTAGGTAAATTACGCAATCCAAGACAACCAGAAGAAACCAAAGAAGAAACTCGTCAAGAAGAAGAAAAGGAAGACGAACCAGCCCGTCCAGAACCAAAAAAGAGAGGTCGTCCTAAAAAGTATCAAACCCCAGAAGAAGCAAAAAAAGCAAAGTTTGCGAATACGGTTGTCTCTAATAAGCGTCGCCGAGGTGAAAAACGAGATGAGAAAAAGGAAGGCGAAGAACGGGAGGCAATGGGGGCAGAAGATAGACCAGCCCCAGCACCACCCAAAAAAATGAATAAACAAGGGTTGATTGAGTATTACCAAAAAATACTAGCCATACATAAAGTTGCTGATAAAAAGAGAAGCGGAAGTGATATGAGCGATAAAATAAAAGACCTTCTATATAGTGTAACTTTTAAATTAGAAGAACTTGGCTATGAAACGGAACAATGGGGAGACGGAGAAATCAAAGGCATACCTGATATTCCATTAACTCGTCAAATCCAAGATGAGTTTAAAATAGATATAAGAGATGTTCCCGTTCTTAAAGAAAATCTAGGTATTGGTAACAAAAAAGATTTCAAAACCAGTCCTGAAAAATGGTTCAAGGAACAATCCGCAATTCTTCGTAAGATGGGTGTAACAGTGTTTGACATTGGTAGATTTGTGAAAATGAGTAAAAATGGCCCAACCTTATATTACAAATCTAAAGGTTCAGGTATTATGGACACTCTTAATGCTGGAGCAAATTACATTGTAGATAAGGGAAAACAAGCAGTAGGAGCTGTAGTAGATAAGGGGAAGCAGATTGGGAATACCTTTTCCCAAATTATAACGGGTTCAACCGATTACTCGCCATCTGTCCGTAAAATACTTCAAGATGAGGGTCATAACCTTATTCATAAAATTGTTGTAGGACGCACTCCCGTTCAACAGGCAATTACAATGGCGTTGAATGCCGTTTCACAGGGACAGTTTCAATCCAATCAAGACAGACTCAATTATGACAAGTTGTTTCATTTATTTAGTGAAATTACACTTGAAAATGGACACCAAGTTAGAGTAGAAAAGAACGAAGTTATTACAATGACAATGGGACATAAACAAGATGCTGATACAGAGCGTCAAGAAGTTCCAATGACAAAGGCTGTAATCTTTAGGGATTTATTGGAAAAGGCAAAGACAAAGATGGGAGGAAAGTTCTTTGCTTATGATTCGGCAAACAACAATTGTCAAGATTTCATAATGGCGTTGTTACAAGGTTCTGGTTTAGGAACTCAAGAAAACTTTGAGTTTATCAAACAAAATACAAAACAACTCTTTGAAAAGATTCCAAGAACAAGGGCATTGGCGAAACAAATCACTAATTTAGGACAAAGAATTAATATCGCAATGTCTGGAGGAAAAATATCTGTTAATACTATAATGCCCAAGTTCGCAAAAGGAAGTCAGGAGGCTAGAGACCATATGGCGAGGATTCGGGGTATGCGAGGGTGTGGAACTGGTAAAGACCTTGGTAAGAATCTTGGTTCTAATCTTGGTCGTCTTGCTGATAGTGGAACGGATAAACTCATTAGTATGATGGGGACTGGAACTGGTAAAGAACTTGGTTCTAATCTTGCTGGTAACCTTGGTCGTCTTGCTGATAGTGGAACGGATAAACTCATTAATATGATGGGAACTGGTGGAACACACATTCACCATCACCATTACCATCCCGCCTCATATGGTGGAACTGTAGGGTATGGTCATCATCATTCCGCAGAATATGGGTCTCATTCTGGTGGAAATGTTGGTTACTCAAATAGCGGACAATTCGGGGGACGAGGGTTTGCGGAAGACCTTATTGGAAGGCTTGGAATTAAGATGCCTACCAATGCGAAAGAAGCAGTCCAACAGGCACAGATTTTACAGGGTCTTACTCCCCAAGGTATGCTTATGGGTCAAGTCAAGAAAATGATGGGGAGAGGGGGGCCCAAGGGGCTGGCTTCTTTCCAAAAATGGACTAAAGCTATTGGTGATTTCCTTGCTCCAGTAGCAAAGCCAATTCTACAGGCTGGAACTCAACAGGCAGTCAATAACATCAATGCTTATGGTGACGCTTATGCTAGTAGGGCAGGAATGGGCTTGAAAGGGTCGCAGGAAATGAAAGACAAGATGGCGAAGTTACGGGCAATGAGGCGGTAGGAAAGTAGGAAAGTGGAGCAGTGTTTCAAGACATTCTATCTTCAAAAATAAAATAATATTTTGAAATGAAAAAGACAATCTCATTTTCATTTCAAATAGTTTCAAAAGACCGCTCCAGTTTCCTACTTTCCTACTGGCTAAAATAGAGAGGCATCATAGTGTCTTTCCTCTTGAATCATCTTCAATATCAGTTTGAATGACTTTAGCGGTTTATACTCTGGGTGTTCATACTCAAAGTCAGTCTGGAATAGATTATTATGAAGATAGATATACAAATGAGGTTTGACATCATCTGGAGGTTCAAAGTCAATCCTCTTTAGATAGGTTGTTATCTCGTCCATATAATTCATATTATAATATGTCATTATATTATTATGGAAGGATTTTACATTGGATTACTTCTGGGTGTGGGTGTCTTGGGTTGGCGAGAGCATAAGCATTTATGTCGCTTGGAAACAGACTATCAAGACTTGCGGGTTTTACTAAATCAACAAACGATGAAACAAGAAAAACTCAAAATATCTTTAAAAGATTTGTTTGAATAATCTAAAATTAAAATATTCCTCTTAATTAAATGAGAGTATTAGAGTTATTCAGTGGAACTGGTTCAGTTGGTAAAATCTGTAAAGAAAATGGTTGGGAAGTAATCTCATTAGATTTAAAAGGAGCAGATATTAATGTAGATATAAAAGAATGGAATTATACAATCTATCCTGTAGGTCATTTTGATATTATATGGGCAAGTCCTCCTTGTCATACATTTAGTCATTTAAGAAAGACTTGGTATGGTCGTAAAATGAAATGTCACAATGAAGTCTTTACAAGAGAATTGGAAAAAAAAGATAGAGAAGAAATAGGATTACCAATATTAAGGAAAGCAGAAGAAATAATAGATTATTTTAAACCAACTTTATATTTTATAGAAAATCCCAAAACATCAGCAATGAAAGACTATTTGTCTCTACCTTTCTATGATGTTGATTATTGTAAGTATAGTGATTGGGGATATAAAAAATCAACTCGTATATGGACTAACAAAAAAGACTTTGTTCCTTTAATCTGTAAAAAGGATTGTCCTCATATGATAGATGGGTTACATAAGTTTAATATGGGGTGTAATAAGTATGTCCAAGATGGTGATAAAATAGTAAGAGTTAAATCAAAAGAAGCGAGGGAGAAATATAGAGATTATCCAAATATAATGCCCCGAGTAAAAGGTAATGGTTCTACCCTAAAAGATAGATATAGAATACCCCCAAAATTATTGAAAGATTTACTTGGATAATCCAAAATTAAGGATTAATCAACATTATTATCCAAAATTAAGCATATTCTTTGCTTAATCTTGTATTTATCCTACATATAGACTAAATTAAAACGTTTTAATTTATCTTAATCCTTGTATTTATACAAGATTAAGCATATTCTTTGCTTAATTTTGGATAATATAGCGTATTAATGCTTAAAGTTGTTTAAATCGGGGTCAGTTTCCCGATTGGAATGAGGTAATGGGCGATTCCATCCCTTTGATAATCATAACGACCATCTATCAAGTCTCTTGTTTCAAATGTATCAAACAATTCCTTATCATACTTGATGTAAGAAACTTTGTCAATGAAATTAAAAACAAAGTATTGTTCGCCACCCAGAACCTTATGTTTAGGAATCAGTGTTGTAGGGTAAGCGTTCATACAGTTACGCCTTGTCTTTAGCTCATACTTTGTCCCAGCATCATCAATGTAATCAAACTTTTCATAAATATCCGTTGTCTTGCGTATGCTTGTATTGAAGTGTTCTCGTAGTTTAGGAAGGATTGTTGTTTCGCCAATATCACCCATTCTTTTATCAAGATGAAACGAAGTATGTTTTCCAGTTATCATTAATATTCCTAAAGAAAATAAAAAATCGTATAAACGCTAAATTATCATTTTTTTAATCTCCAGATATGTATATGGAGATTAAAGATTACATCAAGAAAAAGCGTTCTTCCCTCGGCGATAGTTCTCTTACTACTTATGCTTCGGTTCTCAAGTCCCTCTATAAAAAAATCTATGGAGAGGGTAAAATTGACTGGGATAAGTTTGAGAACACCAAAGAGGTCTTGGATTTCTTAAAAGATGTTCCGCCAAACAAACGCAAGACCATTCTCTCTGCCCTTGTCATTGTTACGGATAAAAGCGAGTATAGGGACAAGATGTTGAGTGATGTTAGGGATTACAATAAGGAAATCCAGAAGCAAGAAAAGACTCCTACCCAAGAAGAAAACTGGGTTGATGACAAAGAGGTCAAGGCAGTATTTGAAGCATTGAAAACCGATGCGATTGCCCTTATGAAAAAGAAAACCGCATTGAAACCAACCGACCTTCAGGATATCCAAAACTTTATCATAATGGCTCTTCTTGGAGGGATTTATGTTCCTCCCCGTCGTAGTAAGGATTTTTGTGATTTCAAGATTAAAAATATAGACGATAAGAAGGATAATTTTTTGAAAAAGGGCAAAATGGTATTTAATTCATACAAGACCTTTAAGACATACGGGACACAAGAAGTGGAAGTTCCTAAACCACTAGCTACTATTTTGAATGCTTGGATAAAAATTAATCCTACGGACTGGTTACTCTTTGATACGAATATGAATCATCTTACCCCTGTTAAATTGAACCAGCGTTTGAATAAAATCTTTGACGGTAAAAAGGTTGCTATCAATGCTCTTCGGCATTCTTATTTGACGGGTAAATATGCGGATACTATCACAAAGAATAAGGAGATTAACGAAACTATGACTGAAATGGGTTCATCAAAGGGTATGCTCACTACTTATGTCAAGGAGGATTAAATCTTCATCATTTTTTTTATCAAATCCTGTCCCGTCTTGGTTCTTTTTGCCTTTTTAAGAAACTTGGGGTCTAGAATCTCAATCCCATTCTTTTCTGCGAATAATATCTGGGGTGGGTCATTAAATCGGTCATCAGGATAATCTATTTTATACTTTTCAAAATGTAACGCAAACTCACAATACCTAGTTCCTACAAACACAATCCATAACTTTTCGCTTGTATAACGGACATTATCTATAGTAATGTAGTGTTCCTGACCTTTTACCAAACTAAAACAACCCAATACATTGGAAAAGTTCTTGTCATCTCTTGTTAGATGTAGTTTTTTGTATCCACCCTTCTGGTAGGTAACCCCTTCAATGTGTCCTGTTTTTTCATCTAATTTATACTTCCTCGCCATTTTCCTTGCTTCTTCTTTGTAAGCGTAATTGACGGATTTTAAGACATAGAAATGATAGTTTTGCTGTTGAAAACAATGCTCTTGATTTTCAATAAAGTCGTAATATTTACCCTTTTCATCGGGATATTCATCAGGCGTAACCACTAAACGAATATCAATGATACGCAAAGACGGCATCAACCGAGACTTGTCGTAGCGACCGTCATACGCCAGAACCATCTCAAAGCAATCATCGGGAATGGGCAGGTAGTTCTTCATTTCTTACTATATCTTAAGACTTTATTTTCAAATCAATTTTTTTTCTAAATATTTAGAAGAAATATTCATATCCAGTAGGAAAGTAGGAAACTGGAGCGGTCTTTTGAAACTTTTGAAGATTTGGAATGAAATATGTTTTCATTTCAAAAATAATTTTTGTTTTTCCATCGTAGAATCTTTTGAAACACTGCTCCAGTTTCCTACTTTCCTATTTTTCAATTTTGACCATTACCAGTTTATCGTTTATATTTATTGGACTTACATTGTTGTTCGTAAATAGGGATTCATATTCATTCAAGCAGTCAGCAAGAAAGGCTCTTCCATCTAATATTGTCCTGTGTTCTCTCTCTAATTTCAAAGTATTGTTAATTTTGATAGACAAGAGATAAAAGGACTGGAAGGAGGATAAGCTTACTTCTATCTTTCTGGTAATGTTGAGATACAACTCTATTGACCCTATCGTCGCACATACAAACGCCAAGATACAATTAATTATACTGACTGCCGATTGACTCGCATACGCATTTAATCCTACGGCGAAGACGGAGTTGATACCCGAAAGAACAATGACGGGTATTTTAAAAAACTTCTGTTGGTTCATCAAGTCTAAATATTCCTGTTTGCTAATGAGTGCTTGTTGAGCTGAATTATCCTGTATTGCTTCTAAACGCTTCTCTAAATCTTCACTCCAATTATGCTGGTCTGTTCTATCACTTTCTCCACTCCTTATTAGTGGTGACATTGGGAACTCTATCTTTTCTTCAAAAAGGTTCTCCATTATAGTAAGAGTCTATTTAAAATGCTGAAAAAGCAAGCCAATTTACATCTTTCCCCCCGCCTTGAACCGCTACACCAAACCCTTGAGCCTGTGTTACCCCTGCTGGTTGATATGTCATTATTAATGAGGCTGTAGCACTATTACAACAGCAATAGAGATTAACATTTGAACCAACAGGAAAAGCAACAGGAAAGAGAACCGTCGTCCCTCCGTTTGTAACTGCGGTTGCTTTTCCTGCTTGAAAAGCTTTCCTAGCACCAGAATTGGATAAAAGAGGGGTATTC